TGTTAGGCGCCGTTGACGTCCTGACCGCCGGTGTCGCCGAGGGTCGGGAAGACGATCTTCTGGATCGACTTCGTGTTGCCGATGCCGATACCGGGGGCCGCGTAGGTCCAGAAGGTGATGACGTCCGCCTCCTGCTTGATGAAGAGGGTCGCATCCTGGAGCAGGAAGAAGTTACCGAGGTAATTCTCCGGCGCGTAGATGTAGACGCTGTTCGGGTTGTGGATTGACCGCTTGATGGTCGTGATGACCGGGATGCCGAAGAGCTTGGTCTCCGACTCGACGCCCTCGTAGTAGTGCTTCGAGGCGACGTCGTTGCCGTAGATGTCGGCGCGCAGGTCGAGAGCCTCGTAGAACAGCTCCTTGCACATCGTCATCTTGCCGATCGGGAGGCGGCGCGAGACCATCTTCTGGAAGCCGGCCTTGAACGCCGAGGCGTTGAAGACGGCGGCGTTGGTGGTCTGGCCGAGAGCCAGCGCGTCGTTCGAGGCGAGAATGTCGTCGACCGTGGCCTGGAACTTCTTGTCTTCCTGGTCCGAGAGGTCCTTGACCGAGTTATCGGCGAGGATCTTACGGATGTCGTTGACGTAGGTCATGAGCTGGAACTTCGACTTGGTGAAGTGCTGGCTCTCGACCTTTCCGAAGTAGACCGCGTAGCGCGCGCCCTTGAACCACGTGCGGGGGCCCGAGCCGGCGAACTGGACGAAGGTGGCCGTAGAATCCGGCTCCTTCTCGATGATCTTCTTCGGCTCGTCGGTGTGCTCGTCGCGATCGACCTCGTCGTCCTGCAGGAGGACCGGCTGGATGATCTCGCGGGCGTACGACTCCTGGCGGACGAGCTCGCGAATGAACGCCGAACCCTCAACCGCCGCCTCCTTGGTCCGCCCCTCCTCGAGCTTACGAACGAAGCTCGAGTTGATAAACTGGGCGGACATCTGACTGGTCTCCGTCTTGTAGGACATGATTATCTCCTGTTATCCTTGTGGGGACTCCCGTCCGCCAGATTACCGTCCACCCGTCACGATGACGTGGAGCTGACCCTTCGCGCTGTCGAAGCCGTCCTTGCCGACGTAGCCGAATACCTGCTTGCCGGGGGCCCAGGCGACGACCTTACCGAGCTCAAACGAGACCGGCGCGCCCTTGGTCCAGCTGACGCCCGTGATCTCGCCGGTCTTCATCTGGAAGCCGCCCGCGAGGCAGGTCAGCTTGCCCGTGAAGGCGCCCGAGAAGGTGTCGTTACCGTCGATGACGACGAGGGGGAGGATCGGAGCGGCCGCTGCTACCGCAGCGGCGTAACCGTCCTTTAGCGCCTGCGAGTCACCCGCGGCGGGTACCGCCGGGATAGCCGTGTTCAGCGCAGCCGACGAGGCCTTGACGGCCTTGCCCGAAGCAGCGTCGATCTTAACAATCGTGCCGGCGGTGATGATGTTGGCGGGATCGCTCGACCAGGTGCCGCCGACGTACGCCGGAACGGCAACGTCGAGCATCACGGCGACCGCGGCCGGGGCCGCGAACGTCTCCTCAGTGACGAGGTCGAACTTGGTGTTGAAGTTGGACATGTTTGCCTTACTCCTCAGCGTAGGCCGCTAGGGCCGAATCGTGGTTAACTCTGCAGAAACGACGCGAACCTGTCGTACGCGGCCTGCCGCGCGCCATCCTTACCCGCCGGGCGCTCCACTACGGGGCCCTGACCGGGGCGACCGAGGGCTTCAACAGCGCCGCCGGTCTTGTCGAGCATCTTTCGGACGGTCTCGAGGGCGGTGGTATCCTGCGCGAGCTTGTCCAGCTCGGCGTCCGCTAGAGACTCTCCCGTAACCTCAGCGTAGCGGGTCGCGACGGCACGGGCCGCCTCGTCACGCGAACGCTTTTCGGAAGCGATCTTCTCGCCCTCTACCGAATCCAGGTACGCCGCCGTCTTTTCAAGAACGTCGGCAACCTTTAGGAAAAATTCGTTAGCCATGTGTGCGCACCTTCTGGCGTAGGCGGTGAATTGCTACCGCGGCGTCCAGCACCTGAGCCGCCTTCTCGCGGCGATCGCTATCGTTACGTGCGGCGATAGCCCGTAGGTCGGCGGCCAT